CATCACTTGGTTGTAGAGACGGTCCGTGTGATTACTGCGGATCACATGCTGCACTTGCAGATCACGCAACACTTGTACCGTCGTGTCACGATCACGCCCAATGGAACGTTCGTGTTCTAGCGGTGTACCCGATGACCAGCGGGAAACGGTCTGGAAATCCATCTCGTCCCCAATAGTCATCACAACATCATCGGGTTGTTTCAGGTCAGTGATGCACTGCGCGAGCGCATTGACTGCGCGGGCATCATGGAACGGTACTTGCAGATCGGAAACGACCCATACCCGTTTCACAGTCTCGCCTCCAGCTCGTTCTTCCACCGGGATAACTGGATATCCAGGAACGTCAGATAGTTCACGGCGTCCGCCAGCTCGTCACGCATCTCGTCAATCAACCGGTGGATGCTCATATCCTCAAAGGCTTGCGTGGAGCCACGGGAATACTCCCGGTTACCGGTGCCCATGATCCGCATGCGGGCGTAATTCGTGAAGCGACGCTGCGCCTCAGCCAACTGATCGGTGGTTATCCCGTACCCGGGGTGTTGTGCCGGGGCAACGGGTATACCGCCAGCACTATCTTCCCGGTTTGCCGATCGTGACTTTCGATCCGTAAACCCAAGGAAGTCAGCGAGTGCAGGAGACTCACCCAATCCTGATGCGGCATCATTCACAACCCAACTCTCCTTCGGATACCGTCCGCGCCTTCTGCGAGGAACACGTCTGTTACATCCATGCCTTCCGGCATGGACACCACCACTGCAACGTCGATGCTCTGCGCGATGCGCTTACCCATATCCGAACCTGCCTGATCCCCGTCAGCGAGAACGAGAACCTTCCGGTAATCCTGGAATGCCCGGGCGTACCAGTTCTTCCACTTGTTCGCCCCACTCAAACCAACAGCGGGGACACCTACTTCACCGTTCACGATCATCGTGTCGAACTCGCCCTCGCATATCGCAATCACGTCACTGTCGTGTTGGAATGCGGTCACGCTGAACATCGTGTCGTGGGCACCAGGGCGGGACAGATACTTGGGGGAGTCGTCGTTACCCATCGCCCGGTAACGCATGTCCACAACACCAGTGGGTGTGATGTACGGGATAGCGATACGCCCCACGTACTGCTCGTCACCGATGATCGGGTTAGCGACGACGCCGAGACGGTACATATCGGCGGTCGCTTTCGATATCCCTCGGGCGCGTAGATAATCCTTGGCGACCCCTAGTTGGAAGTGGTAATTCGCTGCCGCTTGCTCCAGTGATTTCCTCGCATCGACGGACAGCATCACGGAACTCAATCCCTTCATAGTGTTGGACAACGTTGATCGCGTCACCTTGGAAGTCGCACGCCATGCACTTCACAAAGCCACGTTCACTGGAGACACGGCAGGACGCTTGCCGGTCATCATGGGCACCGCATTTCACGGTCTGCCACGGGCCTTTCGGTTTCGGTAGCTTCCATCCGTAGTGTTGGAGGACAGCGAATATGTCGAAGCGGTAGCTCACACCGCCTCCAGTAAACGAAGCAGCCAAGTGAACGTGTCCAGTGTCATTGTGACTCGCGCTTCACCGATCCCTTTCTGTCGTGTCTTTGTGACCACTACCGGGACGGTCGGCACCCCGTATTTCGCTTCATAATTGTCAGCCTCAGTGTTTGCTTGCCGCAGAAACTCCGCCATGTCCTGCTTTTTCACGTTCTTCGCTTCGACCACGATTGCCGTGTCGTTGCGTACAGAAATTGACAGGTCCCCAATGTCGCGGCTACCAGCGCGGGGTAGGCGGCGGCAACGTAACCCAACCTCGTTGCAGTAGTTCTCTAGGTCCGTCTCAAACTTTGTGCCCTTGACCTTGTTGTAGGTACTCATACTGTTACCGCCGCAAGTAACTGTGTACCGATGTGTTGTGTATAGGCCGGAGGGAACCCTTCTTTCAGGCTGTTCCACGGGATAGGTCGATCAACACCCATCACTTCCCAACCTTGTTCCAAAGTTTTCACCGTCCGACCGCCTTTCGGGATGCTGTCACCCATAACGTGATACACACCCCACGGTCGGCCCTGCTCCTTGTGATTACAGCCCGAACCTTCTAACCGCTTGTTGGAAAGGAACAAACGGTGGCGGCGTACACCCAAACCGTACGCGGAGCCACATTCCACGACGGCCTTGTCCATTCCTGGGGCACCGGGAACGTTCTCCACCACCCACCATTTCCTGTGAGTCCACAAGTCATTCAGAAGTTGTAGTGTCGGCGTCAAAAGATCGTCATATTTGCTGTGCCCGCCTTGCGCTTTGCGTAGATGCTTCGCTCGTGTGTGCGCTTGACACGGTGGGCTTGCGTGAACCGCATCAAAATCATTCGGCATGTCGCTAAGCAGAACGTCAAGGGCGTCGGCTTGATGAAACTCATACGGGTAATCCGGTTGCGGGTTTATGTCTACACCGACTACTTCCCATCCAGCCTGCACGTAACCGTCGGACGCCATGCCAGCACCGCAATACAAGTCCAGAAGTTTCACTCGTTTACCACCACCGGTATCCAGTAATGCCGCAGCTCACGCACAGGAACACTCACCACAAGGTCACGTTCACTCGTGTCATGGCGGGTGAACCAGTACGGCTGCAAACCCGCAAGTTCCCGCACCGGCACCAGCAGTAGCCCATCCATGTAACGGAACGCGACACGATGCGCAGCATCCGGGTGGTCTTTCCACATAGGCAAAGATGCGAGCAGCATCAACTTGTTGTAGTTGAACACGCCACCGCCACCGATGCGGGTAGAGTCACGTCGATACCACTTCACTTCCAAGTCACCGATGTAATGCCCGTACGTGCCTTCCATAACAGTCATGTGGAAGTCGGTGGGAAAGAACCTGGGTGTCGGGTCGAACACCACATCACTACGCCAATGCTCCAGCAGCGCGTCACGCACAAGGTTTTCCCGCTTGCGGTCCGCCTGCGTCTGCCACACGGTCGCCGTCACTCAAAGTCCTTCACGGTCATCGTGGCGGGGTAGTAGTACATGCGGAAAAAGTCACTGCCGGACGGATCGGCGGGGCCGTAACGGTTTTTCACTGCCGCTAACGCCATGACACTCGGCTCGGGTGCGGCGATCGTCACCACGAGTGACGGTATTTGACTGATCTTGCCGTGCAGTGCAGCACGGGGAGGACACGGGTTACCGGAGTAGGACTCCGACGTGTGATGCAGCATCAGGAATGCGGCACCGGTGTCTCGGGACCACCACTTCACTTCCCGCATCAGGTTTCGTAGCGAAGCAAACTCGTCCCCGGTGTCGTGTGTAATATCCACGGCGTTGTCAATAACCACTAGATGCGGGTTGTCACCTTGCATCAACCGGTACGTGCTGATCGCATCTTCTAAATCCGCAAGAGTGGGCGACGGGTCAAACATCCACTTGATGTGGGAGGCGTGGGTGCGGAGAACGTCCGCCGCCCACTGCGGATTCTGTTTGATGTGTTCTTCCACATCATGCTGCGGCATCGTCAGCACCATGCTGATCGTGCGCAGAGCCATCGTGGACTCGTGTGAGTCCGCAGACACGTACAACGTGGGTGCTTTCGACTGCACCGCTATCGCTAACGCCAGCGTGGACTTCCCGGCTCCAGGCTGACCGGCGATCATGGACACTTCGCCACGTCGGATCGTGATGCTGCGTTCCGCCCACGACTGGAACGGCACCGGCAGTGCGGTGCCGCCCCGGTCGATGGACGTGACAGCCCTATGAAGGGTTCTCATTAGGCAGGGAACGCATCCCAATCAGGCGTGCCCGGGTTCAGAAACATCGGTGCGCACTGATCCGGCGTGCCCTTCGGTGATGGGCAGAACCAGGCTCGGTACACCTGACCGGCACGAGGGCCGGACTTGTAGTTGCCTTGCCGACTGGTTCGGGGGCCATGCTTGCAGCTGGGTACCTGCGCTTGGGCGAACACCGGGGTCGGCGTATCCCAACCGTCCGATGCGGGGGCGGGTGCGGCGGGTTGTGTCGTGACCGACGCCACCGGCATAGCGGCA